TATTCAGCAAACACAGGAGCTGCTAGCCAGTTCTATGTTGTTGGTTATAAAGGCACAAGCCCTTATGACGCTGGTCTTTTCTATTGTCCTTACGTTCCACTACAAATGGTTAGGGCTATTGACCCTAGCACATTCCAACCTAAGATTGGTTTCAAAACTAGGTATGGCATGATCGCTAACCCATTTGTTCAACAATCAGATGGAACTACAGATGCAGACACATTTACTGCAGATCGTAACCAGTACTATAGATCAGTTAAAGTTACAAACTTAATGTAATCTTACACTAAGGTCAAACGGAAAACGGGGCTTATGGCCCCGTTTTTTTTACCAGACATTATCTAATACATTACTCATGGTCTTCATATCAACACAGCTACATTCCATATCACTATAATTCCTTCCTTCACATAATGCTATGAGAGGAGTAGGACAAGTATATTTTCTGGGGTCAGGCTTGTAGTTATATGAGAAGTCACCACTTGTAGATGCACACCCTGTGGTTAGTAGGGCTACCAATAACAGCTTTTTCATTGATTGTCACCTTATTAGTGATTGATTTATGTGAAATGTCCCTGAGGACACAGATATTTATAAAAGGTATTTTTAGAGGTTGACTATTGGTTAGATAGAAAGTATTATAAATACCATTGTATATATTAAACTAACCGGAGAATATATGGCATACAGTAAAAAGGTAGTAGATAGATTTAATGATGTTTTAAATAATCCACAGTCGCATGGAGTAGGACGATTTGATCCTAATGATCCAAATGTTGCAACAGGGATGACTGGAGCACCAGCATGTGGAGATGTAATGAAATTAGATCTTAAAGTTAATCCTGATACAGATGTTATCGAGGATGTAAAATTTAAGACTTACGGTTGTGGCTCAGCTATTGCTAGTTCGACTATGTTTGTTGAAATGCTAAAGGGTATTACAATGACACAGGCTTTAGAAATTAAAGATAAAGATATAGCAGCAGCACTTGAACTACCACCTATTAAATTACATTGTTCTGTACTAGCAGAAGATAGTATTAAAAGAGCATTGAAAGATTGGGATGAAAAGAAATCTCATAGAAACCATAACAAAGGACCTGAATGAATATAGATTGGACAGACGAAGCTCTTACACAAGCAATTAAGCGTGTTGAGTCTAGAGGCTCTGCAGGAATCCGTATTGCATTATTGGGTGGCGGTTGTTCAGGTTTTAAGTATGATTTCAATTATGCTGATGGTCCAAAGTCAGAACAAGATATAGAGTTAGACTTTGGCAAATTTAAAATGTGGGTTTGCCCTATGTCAGAGATGTACCTAGATGGTATTGTAATTGGCTGGGAAGTAGATGGGTTAAATGAACAATTTACATTTTGGAATCCAATGCAACAGAACTCATGTGGTTGTGGAGAGTCAGTAGGTTTTTAAAAAAAGGAGTATATTATGGCAAAAACTTGGAGTGGTAAAATCACTCATAGTCATCACAAAAAAGCCACTTCACAAGGTGTAGGTGGTAGAGGTAGAAGTGTAAAATGTTCTACTTCAACGATGAACAAACATAAGAAAAGATCTTATAAAAAATATAGAGGTCAAGGGAGATAGATGGCATTAACAGAAGACATCACAGTATCAGCTAATACATGGAGCAATGCAAATCCTAATGAGCTAGATTATTTAAGACCAAATGGTTTTAAATTTCAGGTACATAACATACCTAACACGTCTTATATGTGTCAGGCAGCAAACATACCTGAAATATCAGTAGGTAATCCAACACAATTCACACCACTTGTTGACATACCAATTCCAGGAGACAAATTGGAATTTGGTGCATTACAAATAATGTTTATTATACAAGAGGACATGATGAATTACAAAGAATTATATGATTGGCTAATTGGAATGGGTTTCCCAGAGGATAGAAAACAATATCAACAGTATGGTGAACAACAAACATACAGATTTCCTCAGGTACAAGACTCAACCAGAAACCAGCAAGGTTTATTAAGTGATGCTTCTTTGTTTATTTTAGACTCTAATAACAATCCTAGTGTTACAATAACATTTAGGGATTGTTTTCCAACAAGTTTGGGTGGTCTAAATTTTGAAATTGTATCTGGAAGTACAGATTACATGCAGGCAGTAGCCATGTTTAGGTACAAAGATTATCTAATTGAAACTGCAGCAGGTAGTTAACCAAACGGTACAATAGACAGTTGACTCTTACTTAGTAAGAGCCTATAATGTGTATATTATGATAACTCTAAATGAGATACAAGAGATGTGGGAAGAAGACTGTAAGGTCGACGAGCTCAACTTGGGTCAAGAATCCACAAAAATACCAGAATTACATGCTAAATATTTGAACATGTTAAGCACGTTCAAGTTACAGCTACGAAAAAATAGATCCAATTTATTATCCTTGCGTAGGACCAAATGGAAATACTACCGAGGAGAATTAACTCAACAAGAACTTAATACATTAGGGTGGGAACAATACTTAGGCTCAGCTCCATTAAACAATCAAATGAATGATTATTTAGATACTGATCCTGATATAATTAAGTTAACAGATAAGGTAGAATATATAGAAACTTGTCTTAATCAATTGGATTATATTATGCGTTCAATCAATAGTAGGTCTTTTGATATTAAAAATGCTATTGAATGGACTAAGTTTACAAATGGACTTTTATAATGAATATATTTTTATTACATGAAAATCCAACCATCTGTGCAGAACAACATTGTGATAAACATGTGGTTAAAATGGTAATTGAGTATGCACAGCTCATGTCAACAGCACACCGGGTACTTGACGGAGAATTATATGAAGACAAGACAGCAGCAAACAGACGAATTAAAAGATGGCGACATCCTAATTTATGTATGGAGACTAAGTTATACAAGGCCAGCCATGTTAATCACCCAGATGGTATATGGGTTAGAAGTAGTGATGCCAATTATAATTATCTATATAATTTATGGTGTAGGTTATGTGAAGAATATACTCACAGGTATGGCAGGGTGCACCTAACAGAAGAAAAACTTAAAAATTTACTTAGGTTTGCTCCAACAAATATTAACCATGTAAGACAGGCAGACGTACATGGTTTACCTCTTGCAATGCCTGAAGATGTTAAAGGTAATAGTGTAGTAAATTCTTATCGTAGGTATTACAAGAAATATAAAATAGACTTTGCCAAATATACAAACAGAGATTATCCTGAATGGTTATTAGCGTAACAAAGAAAGACGAAGTACATTTAAGAATCAAGACTGAACCTAGTATTGAACAAGAAATAAATGACTTCTTTACCTTTGAAGTGCCTGGCGCAAAGTTTATGCCTTTGTATAGAAAAAGAATGTGGGATGGTAAAGCAAGACTTTTTAGTATGTACAATAAAGAACTATATATTGGTCTGTTACCTTACTTAAAAGAGTTTGCTGAAACATTAGAATATAAATTAGACGTAGACATACCTGACATAGGAGAACAAACAGATGTCGACAAACTCACAAAAGCGCTCAACTTCCAATCAGGAGGAAATCCAATACAAATTAGGGACTATCAGAGGGATGCAGTTGATCATTGCATTAAGCAAGGAAGAACTTTACTTCTGTCGCCGACTGCTAGTGGTAAGTCTCTTATTATCTATAGTCTTATTAGGTATCACAACGCTCGTGGGCGTAAACAGCTTATTGTCGTTCCTACTACGTCCTTGGTAGAACAGATGTATGGCGACTTCCAAGATTATGCTAGTGCAGATAGTTGGAGCGTTGCAGAGAACTGCCATAGGATATATGGGGGTAAGGTTAAGAGCAATGAATACCCTGTTATAATAAGTACATGGCAATCAATATATAAGTATCCTAAAACCTGGTTCAAAGACTTTGATGTTTTTTATGGTGATGAAGCACATTTATTTAAGGCAAAGTCATTAACAACATTAATGAACAAGTGTACAAACACACCTTATAGAATAGGAACAACAGGAACATTAGACGGAACAAAAACACATAGGTTGGTGTTAGAAGGTGTATTTGGACAAGTACATAAGGTTACAACAACTAAAAAATTAATGGACGACAAACAACTTGCTAATCTAAAAATTGTTTGTATGGCATTGAACTATGATGATAAAACTAAAAAGGAAAATAAAACATTTACCTATCAAGAAGAGATAGATTGGATAGTTAAGAACCCAGATCGTAATAAAATTATAAGAGATTTAACAGTAGCACAAGAAGGTAATACATTAGTTCTATTTCAATTTGTAGAAAAGCATGGAACAGTATTACATGAAATGGTACAGAAGGCAGTAGATAAAGATAGAAAAGTATTTTTTGTATTTGGAGGCACAGATACAGAAACAAGAGAAGAAATAAGAGCTATTACAGAAAAAGAAAACAATGCTATTATAATTGCTTCGTACGGAACATTTTCAACTGGTATAAATATAAGGAACCTTCACAATATTGTCTTTGCCTCTCCTAGTAAGAGTAGAATAAGAAACTTACAAAGTATAGGTAGAGGACTTAGAAAAGGAGACAAGAAGGTTGTATGTAACTTGTTTGATATTGGAGACGATTTATCATGGAAGTCTCACAAGAACTACACACTTAATCACTTAATAGAAAGGGTTAAAATTTATAACGAAGAAGGCTTCGATTATAAATTAGTTAAAATAGATGTCGGAAGTTAGCATATTAAAATTAAGAGATGGAACCACTTTAGTTGGTAAGGTTACATCTGATGGAGAAATGATAAACATAGAACACCCAATAGAGGTAGTCCCAACAACTGGCATGCTTCAACAAGGAATACTAGGCGAACATATAAGTTTACGACCTTGGATAGCATTAGCAGAACAACAAACTTTCACAATTGAAAGATATAATGTTATAACAATAGCATCATTACAAGACGCATTTCATAGAGGATATCATGATATGGTTGAAAACATATATGTAAACGATCCTCAATGGGCTGGTTCATTTATAAACGAGTCTGAACTCTTAGAAGAAATCAGAGATGATTTAAGACAAAGAGTAGAGGACATGGAAGAAGAAGCAAGTCTATCAACTGAATATGCAGATGCTAAGTTAAATAAAAAGATACATTAAGGAGTATATAATGGCAAAAAGACGTGATCCTAATTCAGCGCATTACATAGATAACAAGGAGTTCCTTGCTAAAATAACTGATTATAGGAATACTAGGATTGAAGCAGAAGAATGTGGAGATCCTAAACCACAGGTAACGAATTACCTAGGCGAGTGTTTTGTTAAAATAGCAAACCACTTGGCATACAAATCAAACTTTGTAAACTATACATTTAGAGATGAAATGATTCTAGATGGTATTGAAAATTGTTTAACATATATAGACAATTTTAATCCAGAAAAATCTAATAATCCTTTTGCATACTTTACACAAATCACATACTACGCTTTTATTAGGCGTATCCAAAAAGAGAAACGTCAACAAGAAACCAAAATGAAATATATTAAAAGTTTGGATCTTGAACAGATGTTAGAACAAGGTGCAGATGGTGATACACATTCAAATGAATATTTGAATTACATGAAACAGATTATTGAACAGTCAGACGCTGACAAAGAGGCAGCAGAAAAACAGAACAAAGGTAAGAAGATGCCTAAGCGTAGACCAAAATATTTAGATGAAAAAATTAAAGCAGAGGAAGCAGCCAAAAAGGTCAACCAAAAAGGTAAATAATAGGTTGATTCTTGGTTAGCTCTTATATATAATATCATATTATGAAACTCAGGTACTCAGAAGCATTTTATAGTATTCAAGGCGAAGGAAGATTCGTAGGTGTTCCTAGCGTTTTCCTTAGGGTTTTTGGTTGCAACTTTGAGTGTAGAGGTTTTGGACAGGAAAGAGATAATATGATTCCTGTAGAAGAAATGCCTTATTACACAGATCCAAAAGCAGATAAAAATCACCCTGAAGCATATAAATCTATAGACGATTTACCTGTTACACCTGTAGGTTGTGATAGTTCAGCATCTTGGGCTATGAAATATAAACATTTACAATTAACAAAGACAATAGATGAAGTCTTTGAACATATAATAAGTTTATTACCTAATGGTAAGTTTGATGAAAAAGAAGACATCCATTTAGTCATAACAGGCGGGGAACCGCTATTGGGTTGGCAACGGTGTTGGCCAACTCTACTGTCCATGTGTAGGGATAGGGGTTTAAAAAATGTTACATTTGAAACTAATGGTACACAAACTGTTAGTGGAGACCTTGCATCGTTTTTTAATAACCTTCCCGACATACATGTAACATGGAGTACATCTCCTAAGTTAAGTTTAAGTGGAGAAAAACAAGAAGAAGCATTGAACCCCGATGTTTTGTTGTCAATGAATGGGGTATGGAACAGTCATTTATATAATAAATTTGTAGTTAGAGATATGAGTGATTTTAAAGAAGTAGATATTTTTGTTAACGCATATAAAAAAGCAGGTGTAAAATTAGATGCTGTTTATTGTATGCCAGAAGGTGCAACCCTCGAACAACAAACTCTAACTGCAAAAGGTGTTGCGGAAGCATGTATGGAAACAGGATATAAATTTAGTCCTAGATTACATATAGATTTATTTGGCAATGCCTGGGGAACATAAACAATGAAATGGTGGGAAATATTATGGAAACAAAATCCTAAAGAGGATATTGATACCTGGAAAGATCCAGATCCTGGACAGTTAAATATTGACAATGCTTATAAAACTAGATGGATTTGGTATCATACTATATTAGCAGTTGAACTTTTATTAGTTATTGTAATACAACTTGCTATTTTATTATTGTTAGCGATAAAATTATGAAGGAAGCAGTTGATCCGAGAACAACAGAAGAAAAATTATATGTTACATGGGACGACCTAAAAGGGTTGGTCTATGAACTATTCGAACAGATTAAAATTAACAGGTGGTACTTTAATGAACAACTATCCGTTCATCATCAACGACCTGTTAAAAAAATTGTAGGTGTAAGTCGAGGCGGACTTATACCAGGTGTTATGTTAAGTCATATGTTTGACGCAGAGTTTCAACCATTAGAATGGCAAACTAGAGATGGAGCATACACAGATACAATAAAGGCTATTGAATTAAACAATAGCGATGTATTAGAGGATACCATTTTTGTAGATGACATCTGCGATAGTGGTCTTACAATACAACAGATAAGGGGTTTAATCCCTTCTAGTCAGTGGGCAGTCTTACACTCCAAAAAGGGTAACATGAATCTTGACTTTGAAGGCAGAAGGCTCTATAATGATAATAGATGGATAGTGTACCCATGGGAGAAGAAATGAAAGTAAGCGATAGAATAAAACAAAGATTAGAAGTAGACGGTAAACGCTATTTTGCTTGTGATAATATTTCCAAATATATCCACGCAGGAGAAACGTCAGAACTTATTGAAGAACTAGAAGTAGGTTTTGAACAAGTATTACAAAGTCTAATTATAGACACAGCTAATGATCCTAATAGTAATGGAACAGCACATCGTCTGGCAAAGATGTATGTGAATGAGATAATGGGAGGAAGATACAAAAAAGATCCTCGCATTACAGCATTTCCTAATGACGGACAATACGATCAACTGATTGTGGTTAGAGCAGATATTAAAAGTATGTGTTCACATCACCATCAACCTGTGAGTGGTACTTGTTATATAGGTTGTATGCCAGGTGAGGAAGTAATTGGACTTTCTAAATACACCAGAGTAGCACAACACCTATCTAACAGAGGACACTTACAAGAAGAACTAACAGAAATGATTGCAGAAAGAATTGAAAAACTTACTAAGTCTAAAGCTGTTGGTGTTTATATTAAGGCAAGGCATGGTTGTTGTGAGAATAGAGGTATTATGGCAAGTAATAGTTCTACACAGACAACAGTCTTGAAAGGCGAATTAAAATCCAATCCTTCTTTAAAAGAAGAGTTTATGGATAATATTAAATTACAGGAAATGGGTCATGGATATCTCTAGTAAACAAATTGTTTTAGATTTAGAGACATTGTCAACAAGATCTAATGCAGCTATTGTTTCAATAGGAGCAGTAGCAATAGACAACTTAGAAATAGTTGACGAGTTTTATGTTAATGTAGATCCTAAAACATGTAAAGATGTAGGATTACATATTGATCCTATAACTATTGAATGGTGGGCAGAACAAGATAGGGAAACAAGAGAAGCACTACAAATAAATCCTGTACCACTACAAGAAGCATTAGATAAATTTGTTAGTTGGTATGGTAGTGAGTCTATTCCTATTTGGGGATTTGGTGCTAACTTTGATGTAGTTATTATGGAGAGTGCATTACAAGCAGAGGGCATTACTGCACCTTGGAAGTTCTGGGACATATATTGTTTAAGAACATTAAGTAATGTATTAGATAGGAGACTACCTAAGAAGAATAATCATAATGCGTTAGATGACGCTAAGGCGGAGGCAAATCTTTTAATAGATATATTAGACTCATGATAGATAAAATACAACAACAGATAGAAATATGTAAATGTCATTGGAAAACTATTTTCGTAGGTAGTTTTATAATGCACTTCTTTTTCGATTGGTTTATATTTGGTTTGGGCGTTCTACTAGGAATGCACATAGGACATTAAATGAATAAGTTAGAATATGTAATATCAGGAACATCGTATATGCGTTTAAGCAATCCAGGCATTGCTTTGGATGATACGAATACTGGTATTGTAAATATGCTAATTGATAAGTTATGTAAAGACTATTCACATAACATATCTTTATTATATAATGCTCATACCGAAAGCGCATTTGGAGAAAGATTTAAACCTTATAAAGACCATTGTCATAGCATACATGCTGACTCTGGTGGCCTACAGATGATTACATTAGGTTTAGATATTACAGAAGAACTAAAAGATAAAGTTTATGAGAACCAGGCAGAGTATGCAGACGTAGGTATGTGTTTTGATGAGATACCTGTTAAGGTTAGAGAAGGAAGATCAGAGAGAAATGACACAAAAGGCAGGTCATTTGATAGAGAAAATTTTGAAGATTATGCTAGGAAGACAGGACAAAATGTCAAACGTCAACTAGAAATCTTTGACAAGAAAGGGAGCAGCTGTAAACCATTTGTTATTATCCAAGGGAATGATATTGATACATACCTGAGTTGGTATCACTATGTAATGGATGAAATTCCTAATGAATGGCACAATCGTTTGGGAGGAATAGCATTGGGTGCAGCTGCTCTTGGAACTGGAGCATTAGAAGATATTAAAAGAGGTTTTATAGCTTCTGAAATAGAAAAGTTATGGCCAATGGATAACATGCACTTACACGTCTTAGGTATTGGTTCTATTAGACGAATGTTGCCTTACTTGGTATTCCAAAACAACGGTCTGTATAAGAATGTTAATATATCATATGACTCTACAACTCATAGTAGGGCGGTTGAGACGGGTTTGTTTTACATGGGACAAGGCACAACTAAGTTTAGTAGAGAAATGTCCAATTTCTATACAGAAATGTATCAAAACTGCATGGAAACTATTAATTTGGGTGTAAAAATAGACGAATTTCATCATCTTTTAAACACACCTAGCTTAAAGGCAAAGGAAGAATATGGAGATTTAAATAAGTGGTTGTATGTTAGAACAGCATTTATATTAATGTCCATAAGAAACTTCATGCAACACTTAGAACAAATGACTGAGAAGGAACCATTGTTAAAGTTTGCAAGTCGTATGAAACTAGAAACTGTATTTAATGCCTTATATAATGTTGATGATAGAGATACATTTGAAAGGTGGTTACAAGAAACAAGAACAGTTAAAGAGTTGAAAAGTCAAGCAATTGGTACTGGAGATGAAGGAGAACTAGAAATAGAACTTCCTGAAACAGATACAGATGCTTTAAAAGAGTTTAAGAAAAGTAATTTTAAAAAGGAGACAGGCAGTTTAGATGAACTGTTTGGTTAAGATATGGATAGTTTAAGTTGGTTAGTTGGCCTAATGTTTTTAGGTTATATTATTATGGAGATGTTTTTATATGTCAGTTTCTAATAGAATGATAAAGGTATCCTTCCAGAGAGAAGGTATCCACATGTTCCCTGGAGCAGATACAAATCCAGATTATGCAACAGGTGATTGGAGAGATGTTAGTTTTTTAGGTTATCCTCATAGACACATCTTCCATTTTTATGTAACACTAGGTGTTTCACATAATGATAGAGATGTGGAGTTCATACAGTTTAAGAGAGAATTGGAAAGACAGTTTGAACAAGGTGTACTACAATTAGACCACCAATCATGTGAAATGATAGCAGAATCTCTTATAAATTATATAGAGGAACAGTATCCTAACCGTGCAGTCTGTGTTGAAGTATATGAAGATGATGAAAACGGAGCAATATTAGAAAATGATTTATTTAGTTGATCTAGAATATGTAGAATCCAGATATACTGCTCAATGGAAACATGCGTTTCCTAAAATGGTAGCAAATGCACTAGGTAAAGAAGTCATTGCAGTAGCAGGTCCAGACGAACTTCCTCAAACAACATCTCCAGGAGCGTTTTTAAACTTTGGTGCTACTAATATATACAAGTCAGCACAGGTTATTGAAATCTCCTCAAGGTTTACTGACGATATAATAGAAGATGGTGACCAATTTATATTTGCAGATGCTTGGCACACAGGTATTCTACAATTAAAATATATGGCAGAACTTTTACAAAAAGATATAACAATACATGCTTTATGGCATGCTGGTAGTTATGATCAACATGATTTCTTAGGTAGACTTATAGGAGATAAACCTTGGGTTAGACATACAGAAGAAGCTATATTCCATGCAGTAGATAAAAACTATTTTGCATCTAAATTTCACATGGAATTATTTGCTAATTGTTTTTTCTCAGATCCTGATTGGCAAAAACCTAAAAAGATGGAATATCTAAATAGTAAAATGGTTAGATCAGGTTGGCCAATGGAATATTTAGAGGGAATGATAAAAGAAGATATTGATGATAAGGATTGTACAAATAAAAAAGATATAATTTTATTCCCACATAGAATTGCTCCTGAGAAACAGTTAGATATATTTGAGGACTTAAAGAAAGAATTACCACAATATGAATTTATTGTTTGTCAAGAAAAAGAATTGACAAAACCTGAATATCATAAATTATTAGGTGAGGCAAAGATGGTATTTAGTGCTAACCTACAAGAGACATTAGGCATATCTTGTTATGAAATATTATGTACAAGAGGAATGCCATTAGTTCCTGAAAGACTAAGTTATAAAGAAATGTATGAAGAAAGATTTATGTATCCTTCTAAATGGACATTGAATTGGAAAATGTATCAGGAAAATAAAGAAGAATTAAAAGAAAAAATTGTTACTTTGATGGAGAGTTATAACACTAACGAAGTCCTAGCTGACATAGAAACTAATAAAGAAAGGTTGCGACTAGAATATTTTGGAGCAGCTAACCTATACACGGAGATATATAATAATGAACAGACCTGAACCTTATAGAGATTACAAGTATTACTCTACAAAAACTTATGGACATGAAACAGGCCTATCATGTATGTTTAGACAACCTTTGGCGACTCATAGCCATTGTAGTTTACTACATGGTTACGCTTTGTCTTTTAGTTTTAAATTTGGTTGTGAAACCCTTGATGATAAAAATTGGGTAGTAGACTTTGGAGATTTAAAAGATTTAAAAGA